GGCCGTGGCGGCGACGGACTGGCGGTGTCGTCTTCCCGCACCGCCCCGCTCCCGCTCCGGCTTGAGCCGCTCAGTCTCATGGCCCGCGGCGGTGTCGTCACCGTGCTGCAGGACTGGCAGGTCGACTGGCACGATCGCCTCGGCTGGCCCCATCCGCGCTGGCAGGGCAACCTCCAGCAGCAACTCGACCATGTGGCCAGGGCCTTGCGCGTCAACCTCGAATGGGCGGCCACCGAACACCCCGCCTTCAGTGACTTCGCCCGGGAGACCGTCAGCCTGGTCCGCCAGTGCGAACGCCAGATCACCGGAGAGCGGGCCGAGCGGCTCGTATCCGTGGCCTGCCCGTGCGGAACCGTGCTGCGGGTCACCGTCTCCACCCCAGGCGCGCGATGCCGTGGATGCGGCACCCAGTACGCGCGAAGCGACGTCCTCGAACTGCCCATCGCCGAACGGGCCGCCGCGTAATCGCCCAATCACCCGACGAATCAACGCTTGCGCAGGTCACTGCCCGTATGTCACAGTGCCCACATCCGGATACTCGTGTGTCCGCAGCTACTACAGCCCCCAGCTTCCGGCCGGGGGCTTTCTGCATGTCGGGGGTAAGCGTGAACGTCACCGACCTGTACCCCGAAGACCTCGTCTTCGAGCACGAAGCCACCGCAGCAACCGGCATACCAGGCCCCGTGATCCGACAATGGGCCAGGCGCGGCAAAGTCCGCCGCTTCCAAGGCAGGCCAAGCGAATACTCCGGCCAAGGGCACGAGTACAAGACCCTGTACGCCCTGCCTGACGTGCAGGCCCGCGCTGCCACCTACCGGCCCATGCCGCAGCGCGCACCTCGGGCGGCTTGAAACCTGACAGGAGACCGCCGTGGCCAACATCGTCTTCAACGTTGCGCTCGGCCGCGTGGCCTACTACGCCTCCCTGCCTGCCGCCAACGACGGACTGATCGCGGTCCCCATCGAGACGACGGGCATCGTGGGCGACGCGACGATGCGCGACTATGACGACCTCGCAACGCTCCTCGCCGGCGCGAGCAACGAGCAGACCACCATGGGCCGTAAGACCTTGTCCGGGGTGACGGTGACCGTCGATGACACCAACGACCGCGTGGCCCTCGACTCCGCAGACATCGTCTGGACCGGCGCCACCGGCAACCCGATCAGCGCGATCGTCATCTGCTACGACCCCGACACCGCCACCGGGACCGACGCGGACCTGATCCCGCTGACGAAGCATGACTTCGCGATCACGCCTGACGGCAGCGATATAGCCGCGACCGTCGCGGACTTCTACCGCGCCACCAGCGCTGCCTGACCGGCCGCACCGGGAGGGATGAACCATGGCGCTCATCTCGACCTTGGTCGACGACTTCAACGACGGCGTCGTAGATCCGGCGAAGTGGCCCAACAGCTTCGGGACGTACAGCGAGGTCGGCGGCCGGGCGCGGATCGTCTGCGACACCGGCTTCAACGCGTACAGCTCGGCCCTCAACTACACGCTCGCCGGATCCTCGATCTACCTGCGCGGCTACGCCCCTGCGGCAGGCGGTGCCACCACGGAGGCGTGGGCGCAGATCCTGATCAAAAGCAGCACCGGCGGCACGGACCTCGGGTTCGAGCTGAGGGCTCTCACGGGCGAGTTGGTCATGTTCTCGCGCACCGGCTTCTTCGATGCCGGGGCCGTCCTCATCCCGTACTCGGCGACCGCGCATGCGTGGCTGCGGGTCCGTGAAACCGGCGGCACCACCTTCTGGGACACGTCACCCGACGCGGCAACGTGGACGAACAGGCGCAGCCTGACCAGCCCGGCATGGGTCGCCGACACCAACATCGAGTTCCAGCTCATCGCCCACCGCGACAGCGGCACGAACGACTATGCCGAGTTCGACAACGTCAACGTCACCGGAACCCGCGCCGCCCTCGGTACGGCCGGCGAGACGGACACCGCTCGGACGCTCGGCGCCCGGAAGACGAAGCTCCTGCCCCTCGCGACCGGCATCGAGACGGCCGTCGCACTGGGGCGACGCAAGGTCCGCACCCTCCCGCCAGCAGTCGAGGCCAACACGGCCGTCGCCATCGCCGGACGCGTGGGCGCAGACGACCTCGACGTCACCGTCGGCCAGCCGTACAGCCCGTGGACCGCAGGCGAACCGCAAGGCGCGACCTGGCCCGTAGGCGCACCGCACTGAGAGGTGGTGGACATGGAACTCCCCGCCACCACCACCGAATACGTCCGCATCCCGGTGACCGCGCCCGTCGGAGTCGACATCACCGGGACTCCGCCGAAGCTGGCGTTCCTGCCCGTCTCGAACCGGGACAACCCGGTGACCGGCGATTGGAAGACGGGCTCGTGGGCGAGCGGGCCAGAGGCGCGGCTCCTCGTCGGCCCTGATGGCGGGGCGGTCACGCTCGCGCGAGGCGACTACCGGGTGTACGTCAGCTTCGATCCGCCAGGCAGCGAGAACATCGTGCGCCTGTCCGGCTACCTCGGGATCATCTAGCCCCGCTTACGCCACGGCCGGCCTTCGCCGCCCGGCCTCAGCGTCACTTCTGGATCCGGTCCAGTCCGACGCTGACGTGCTGTCGCAGCCACTGCACCCAGCATCATCAGCCCGCCGATGACGAGCAGGGCTACGTTGAACTCCTTGACCACGCCGATCATTAGCACGGCCAGGCCAACCACGAACACTCCGAGCGCTGCATCGGTACGCATGCTCACCACCCCCAAGCCGCACACGGTACGACCACGGAGGCGGCCATGCCCAGACGCGGGGGATACCGGGTGTGCTCCCGGCCTGGCTGCCCGGAGTACACCACGGGCGGACGATGCGAGGGCTGTCGGCGCGAGGCAGAGCAGAGGCGAGGCAGCGCAAGGCAGCGAGGCTACGGACGAGGGCACGAGCAGCGGTTCCGTCCTGGCGTGCTGGCCCGCAACCCGACGTGCGTGTGCACCGACGAGAGCCACGACCACGGCTCACCGTGCGGCCAGCGGTCCGTGCACGCCGACCACTGGCCACTCAGCCGGCGCGAGCTCGTCGAGCAGGGCCTCGACCCCGACGATCCGAAGCATGGCCGAGGCCTGTGCACGTCATGCCACAGCAGGTCAACGGCACGAGAGCAGCCAGGAGGATGGAACCGATGACCACCAAGGGCAAGGCGACGACCGACAGCGAGACGGCAGACGAGCCAGCGAAGGCCAAGGAGAGGCCGCTGTGCGGTGCGCCGCACTTCCTGCCGACCCTGGCTCACCTGACGTGCGCCCAGCCGGCTGCCGACCCGGACTTGCCGCCCGGCACCCCGGAGCACGAGCACCGGCACCAGGACGGCGACGCGATCTACACCTGGTAGGCAGTGGCCGGCTCTGGCCGGCGATGCTCCCAGGCTCCCGGTGATCATCACGGTCAGTCACGAAGGCCATGATCACCCTGGGGAGGGACCCCCAGATCAAGATCCACGGGGGACCGCCGGGGAGGTGGCTCCCAGGTTTGCCGGGTTCAGAGCCTAGGTGATCATGCTCCGCTGTCACGCAAGGTGACGGCGCATTCGCCGCGCAACGCGGCTAGCTGGAGTGATCGATATGCCGAAGGGTGGAGCACGCACCAGGTCCGGGCCGGCGCCCGATCCGACCGCGCTGAGGCGCGAGCGAGACGCCGGCGAGTGGACGATTCTGCCTGCTGAAGGCCGTGAAGGCGCAACGCCTGACTGGCCGTTCGAGGAGCAGAGCGTTCGTGAGGCGGTGCTGTGGGAGCGCCTGTGGGAGAAGCCGCAGGGGCTGATGTGGGAACGGTACGGCCAGGAGATCGAGGTTGCGCTGTACGCCCGCCGGCTGGCCGAGGCGGAGAAGCCGGACTCGGCGGTGGTCCTGTCGACGCTGGTGCGACAGATGGCGGACTCGTTGGGGCTGACGACGCCCGGAATGCGCGGCAACCGGTGGCGGATCGACCGGGTCAGCGAGGAAGACGAGACGCTGACGGGACCGAGCGCGCCTGCCATTGAGGCGACCTCGGCGCGAGCCAGGCTGAGGGCGGTGCCTGGTGGTAGCGGCTGACGACGGGACCTGGTCCCTCGACTTCCCCACCCTGTACGTCGTCCCGGACTGGATTGCCCGGCACTGCTTGCTGCAGTCGGTCGGCGGCTTGGACAACACGCCGCGGCCGTTCGAGATGTACGACTGGCAGCTGCGGATCACGGCGAATCTGTACCGGGTCAAGCCGACGGCCGAGCTAGGCCAGCTGTCGACCGCGTTTCACTACAGGCGCGCTCAGGCGGTGGCTCCGCAGAAGTCCGGCAAGGGCCCGTGGGCCGCGTCTGTGGTCGCCGCGGAGGCTGTCGGCCCGGTGCTGTTCAACGGCTGGGCGCAGGGCGGGGAGCGCTATCGGTGCTCGGATCACGGCTGCGGCTGCGGCTGGGTGTACTGGTACGAGCCGGGCGAGCCGATGGGCCGGCCGTGGAACCAGCCGCTGATCCAGATCACCGCGACGTCTGAGGACCAGACGGACAACACGTACCGGCCTCTGCAGGCGATGATCCGGAACGGCCCGCTGTCCGAGGTGATGCGGGTCGGTGAGCAGTTCATCCGGCTGCCGAACGACGGCCGCATCGACGTCGTCACGTCGAGTGCCCAGTCGCGGCTCGGTAACCCGATCACGTTCGCGTCGCAGGACGAGAGCGGGATCTGGACTGAGCAGAACGGCATGACCAAGGTCGCGACGACGCAGCGCCGCGGCCTCGCGGGCATGTCGGGGCGCTCGCTGGAGCAGACGAACGCCTGGGACCCTACGGAGAACACGGTCGCGCAGAAGACCGCGGAGACGAAGGCCCCGGACGTCTACCGGTTCCACCGGCTGCCGCCCAAGGGCCTGTCGTACACGAATAAGGCGGAACGGCGGCGGATCCACGCGGCCGTGTACCTGGGCAGCACGCACATCGACCTCGACGCCATCGAGGGCGAGGCCTTCGAGCTGATGGAGAAGGAGCCGGCGGAAGCGGAGCGCTTCTACGGCAACCGGATCACGGCGGGCATGGGCACCTGGCTGCAGCAGGATCGCTGGGACGCTCGCATCGCCTTGGAGGACGTGCCGGATGGCACGGCGCTCGCTCTGGGCTTTGACGGTTCTGACGTGGACGACTGGACCGGTATCCGGGCCGAGACCCTGGACGGCTACCAGTTCACCCCCACCTACGGCCCGGATAACAGGCCGTGCATCTGGGATCCGGAGGACTGGGAGGGCCAGGTGCCGCGGCTTGAGGTCGATGCTGCGGTGGATGAACTGATGGGCCGCTTCAACGTGGTCCGCATGTACGGCGACCCGCCGTACTGGACTAGCGAGATGGCGGCCTGGCAGGCGCGGTTCGGGGAGAAGCGGGTTACTGAGTGGCAGACGTATCGCGTTGCACAGATGCATGCGGCCTGCGAGCAGCTGCTGACGGACGTCACGAAGAAGGACACGACGTTCCGGCATGACGGCTGTGAGACGACTTCTATCCACGTCCGGAACGCCCGTAAGGCGGCCCGTCCGGCGAAGCGTTACGTGCTGCGTAAGGCGACGCACGTCCAGAAGATCGACCTCGCGGTGGTGTCAGTTCTCGCTCATGAGGCGGCGTGCGATGCGATCGCCGCTGGCGAGGCCCGGACCAAGAAGCGCAGGGCGCGCGGATTCTGACCGAGAGGGGGCCGGATGCCTCAGCCTGCTGTCCAGTCCCCGGAGTGGTGGCGTGACCGTCTGTACGAGGCTCTGTGTAAGCGGTCGGAGGAGACGAAGGTCTTCGATGACTACTACGAGTGCGAGCACCCGTTGCCGTTCCTGCATGAGAAGGCGCGCAATCCGTTCCGTCGGCTGCTGAAGATGTCGCGGGCGAACTACATGGAGCTTGTCGTCGACGCTCTGGTGGGCCGCCTGGAGGTGGCGGGCTTCCAGTCGGATGCCGACGGGGAGGCTGACAAGGCGGCGTGGCAGCTGTGGCAGGACAACAACCTGGATGGCGGCTCGTCGCTGGCATTTCTGGAGGCGGCGATCCGTGGCAACGCCTACATGCTGGTGTCGCCGGATAAGCAGCGCGGCTTCCGGATCACTCCGGAGCATCCGACGCAGGTCATCACGGAGGGCAAGCCGGGGGAGCCCGGCGAGATGGCCGCGGCGTTGAAGCTGTGGGTGGACGACTGGACGGCCACGCTCTGCTGCACCGTGTATCTCCCCGACAGGATCTATAAGTTCGAGGCGCCCGAGCCCAAGTTCGGAGAGGGTCGCCAGAAGCCGCAGTGGGTGCGACGCGAGGTGGCGGGTGAGGAGTGGGGCGGCAAGAACGTTTTGGGCGAGGTGCCGTTCGGCGAGTTGGCGAACCGGCCGCGGATGCTGAAGCCGGGCGCCTCGGAGCTCGGATCGGTGATCGGGATCCAGGACCGGATCAATAAGACGATCGCGGACCGGATGATGACGCAGGAGTTCGCTGCGTTCCCGCAGAAGTGGGTCACCGGGATGGAGATCCCGGTGGACGAGAACGGCCAGGACATCGAGCCGTTCGACGTCGCCGTCAACAAGATCCTTATTGCGGAGGAGAGCGGCGCCAAGTTCGGCCAGTTCGCTGCCGCGGACCTCTCCGGCTACCTGAAGGGAAAGGAAGCCGATGTCCACGACATTGCGGCGATCACGTCGACACCTCCGCACTATCTCCTCGGCAGCATGATCAACCTCAGCGCGGAGGCGCTGAAGGCAGCCGAGGCTGGTCTGATCCACAAGATCTATCAGCGTCGTCGGTTCCTCGAAGAAGGCCTGGAGCGCACGATGCGGTTGGCCGGGTTCGCCTCGTCGCAGGCCCGCATCGTGTGGAAGTCCCCGGAGTGGCGCACCGAGGGCGAACTCGTGGACGCCCTGGTCAAGATGTCGACGCTCGGGGTGCCGCGTGAGGTGCTGTGGGAGCGCTGGGGTGCTACGCCGCAGGAGATTGAACGCTGGCAGCAGCTTGGCCAGGACGCTCTGGACCGGGCGCTGAGCGGCGATCTGGCGGCCGAGTACGGGCCGAAGCCGACGGCGCCCGTCGAGCCCGACCCCGCCGCCTACTCGGGGTAGGCCGTGGCTGCGACAGCGCGTCAGATTGCGCTGCGGCACTACCAGCAGCAGCAGCGCCTCACCCGGAAGACCGTGAATCAGATTCAGGAGCTGTGGCGGCTGCTGGACGGCAGCGACCTGTCGGGATCCTGGGGCGCGGGCGTAGGCCGCGGGATGGTGCGGGCAGTGACTGCGGGCCAGCTGGCCTCAGCCGGGCTCGCCGACGACTACGTGGACGAGATCGCCGATGCCGAGGGCGGGGATCCGGAGCGAGCCGGTGCAGTACGGCCGTCCGCCTTCGCAGGGGCAGCGGCAGACGGCCGGGCGCTCGACTCGCTGATGTACCTGTCGGTCATCACGACCAAGCAGGGCATCGCCGGTGGCCTTTCGATGGACGATGCGCTGATGCGGGGCCTGAATCAGGCGCTGCAACTGTCGTCGTCGGAGGTGACGCAGGCGGGCCGGAGCGCGGTCGGCTCCAGCATGGCCGGGAAGCGGACGATTCAGGGCTACGTGCGGGTGGTACAGCCTCCGGCCTGCTCCCGCTGCGTGATCCTCGCAGGCAAGGAGTACGGCTGGAACAAGGGCTTCCAGCGGCATCCGCGCTGCGACTGCGTCCACCTGCCGACCACGCTGATCGCCCGCAATCAGCACCTCGACCGTGGCGGATTCATCGACCCGAACGCCTACTTCAGCCGGCTGTCTCGTGCCGAGCAGGACCGCGTCTTCACCGCGGCCGGCGCGCGGGCGATCCGCGAGGGCGCCGACATGGGTCAGATCGTCAACGCCCGCCGCGGCATGTACACCACGACCGCCTACGGCCGGACGCTGCGCGCAACGCGCGAGGGCGCGACGACGCGCGGCTACTACTACCGGCAGGAGCGGGCCCGGGACATCGCCCGCGGCCGGGTGCCCGCCAATATCGGCCGCCAGTACCGGCTGATGTCACCACGACTCCTGCCCGAGCAGATCTTCGAGCTCGCGGGGAGCCGCGACGAGGCGATCGCGATGCTGCGGCGCTTCGGCTACCTGACCTGAGAGGCCGCAATGGCGTCTGACAGCGGAGACGACCTTGATTCCGATATCGAGACAGGCACCGTCGAGTACTGGCGAGCGCGAGCCCGGCAGTGGGAGAAGCGGTGCCGCCGAGCCGAGCGTGAAAAGACACAGCTCATAAGCGAACTCAATCGGTTGAGAGAACGGTCTCCGCGGCAGCCCGGTCACGCCGCCGAACGGCGTGCAGCGGCCTTTCGAGGCGACGTCTACCCAGGCGTCGGGAAGCCGCCGACGGTCCGCTGACCAAAACCCCTCGCTCCGCAACGGCGCGAGTCTGATCCCGCAACGGGAGTACCGCATGTCCGAAACCGCAACCGAACCGTCCGCGCCCGAAGGCGGCGAGCCCGCCGAACCGGGCGGCCCCGCCGCACCGGCCGGTGACGCCCCTCTCGGCCCTGCTGGCGAGAAGGCGCTCGCCGAGTGGAAGCAGCGCGCCAAGGACGCCGAGAAGGCCAACCGCACGCACGCCGCGCGCCTGCAGGAGATCGAAGACCGCGACAAGTCCGAAGTCCAGAAGGCAGGGGAGCGGGCCACGAAGGCCGAGCAGCGCGCCGCCGCAATGGCGCAGCGTGCCGCCAAGGCCGAAGTCCGAGCCCTCGCCGCATCGACGTTCGCCGACCCATCGGACGCTGCCGCCTTCCTCGACCTGGCGGACTACGTCGATGACACGGGCGACATCGACAGCAAGGGCATCGAGAAGGCCCTCGCCGACCTGCTGAAGCGCAAGCCGCACCTCGGCAAGGAGCAGCCCGCAGCCCCGTCGTTCGACGGCGGCGCCCGCACCACTGCAGGTGCGCCGACCGACATGAACGCCCTGATCCGCCAGAAGGCCGGTCTCGGCTGACCCATCCCCGGCACGGCGAGGTCCGGCCGGCTAAGAGAAATGAGAGGGCCGGACCATGGCCTTTACCAACCTGACCTCGCGGACGGACGCCCAGGCGCTCATCCCGGAAGAGGTCTCCAACGAGATGCTCGGCAAGGCGCTGGAGCAGTCCGCCGTCCT